CGAGAACTGTACGCTATTGGAAATGCCATCGTTTTTCACCCCATTACGCATCATTGCCTCATAAAAGGCCTGCATAACCGGAATGCCAGAACACAACGACAAGCCGCACTCTCCAACAGCATACAACCACTTTTGCAAACCGTCTCCATCAAATTTAGTCGTTACGAGACAGTCCTTAACCAAGGCAGCACTGAGGTTGCGCACCATGATCCATCCATCAGCCCCCATGATTGGGTGCATTTGGCAGAATTCAAGATGCTCAAACTCAAACGCTGGTGGTTCTGCGACCATGCGGAACCCCATCGTTAAGAACCACTCATCCAAGCCTTGAGTAAACTTGTCCAAGTCGTCGCGCTCCATGAACACAACACAATCATCGCCATTATTTACCAACTTGATGTCAACCCCTCGCAACTTTGCGTAAGTCCACACCAAGCCACACATAATAATGCAATTGCCCAATGCTGTATTCATGTCGCCGCTAAATCGCTTTCCACGAACTTTGTACCTAAGTTTGCCATCGGGGGCAAATGCTAACCCACGGTTATTCATTTGCCATTCCAACAGCCGGCGCAACTCCTCAGATTGGAAAATAGCATTATAATTGCTATGTTCCCACCCTAATATTGCAGGTCCAACGTGCATGTCAAACTTGGTAGCATCCAATCCCAACGCAACAGGTCGGCGGAAACTATCCCACTTGGCACGACAAATTCGGGCGACATCCACCACAGTGTACCCTTTCATCACTGTGGGCCCATCACCAAAAATTTTGGCTATCCGCCTATACAGCCTATGTTCCACAACCTTGATGTACTTTCCCAACATGAGATTGTACTCAGGTTTGCGAGGCTGAATCACCCTAGGCGCTCCAGATAGCTTAACTTTTTCAACTTTTACAAACGCAACACTCGTTGCATGCTTTCGCTTGAGTCCATACATGCGCAGATTTTCCTGCGCTCGCTCATAAATTGACTTTTTACGACCCTTGTACGTGTCCACTACTTCTTCAGTAGTGAACGGGGTGGCACGAAATCTCTTCACGAGTAGCCCATGAAATTCCCGCAAGACGGAATCAACGTAATCACGCTGCACTAACGGGGCTGGTTCAAACCCTTGACCAACCTTACAAAAATACATGCGCTCCAACAGAGCGCTACGGAGTGTGTGTATGTCCCCATTCCATATACCCAGCGAGCCCTGGGGCCCAAGTCCAGTGACTTGGTATAACTCGCGTGGTTCGACCTGCGCCTGGCCGTATGTCACGTGCAGGTCAGGGTGATCCAAAGTGGAAACTTTGGTCACCCCACGTGACATAGCCAAGCGCCCTCAGGCTCGCTTGCCAAACACGGAGTATGCTAAATTGGCCATACACCGTGTTAACCCATTGGCTAGTCCATTTCTACGTGCAACAGCCCAGCAAGCTATTAGCGCTTTAGATTCTAGCTCACTGTCAGAGTTCACAAATACTAGCTCGAGAATGGTTGGCAATAGTTGCGCAACATGAGTTGGAC